GATACATTAACTTAGATGACGGTGATATTGTTGAAGCTGATCACACAAACGATACTTTATCATTTTATGGTGGTACTGGTGTACAACTAGTAGCAGGAAGTGATGCGGACAGTATTACATTTATTAACGATGGTGTAACACAAGCAATTGCAAGTACAGGTATTACGGTTAGTTCAGCAACAGGCAATGTAACAATTACTAACACAGGTGTTACATCTGCACAAAACACAACTAACATTCCAGGTAGAGCAACAGGAAGAACAGCAGGAGAAGGTATCACTGTTAGTTCAACAACTGGTGCTGTGCAGTTTACTAACACAGGTGTGCTAGAAGTACAACAAGGTTTTGGTATTACAGTTTCGACAGATCCTGCAACAGGTATTGCAACTGTTACAAACTCTGCTCCAGCAGTTCCAACATTCCAACAAATTGCTGTTGACGGACAAACAAGTATTGCAGCAGATAGTACTGCTGATATTTTAAGATTTGAAAACGGTTATGGTATCAATATTACACTTGATTCGCCTAACGATAAAATTACTGTTGCACTTGATCAAAAAATTGATATAACAGGTTCAGTATTTGCAGATGACAGCACAATATTAGTAGACGGTGTGCTTGGAAGAATTGTTGCTCCAGTATTTGCAGATACAAACGGCACACACTACGGACCAGTACAAGGAACAGTTACAGGAAACTTAGTTGGTCCAAGTGCAGGTGTACATACTGGAGAAGTAAAAGGTTCGGTTGTTGCTGACGATAGCACATTATTAGTTGACGGAGTCGATGGCAAGATTGTTGGTAACGTTGATTCAGGAAGTGTATTGGTAGGAGCGTTAGCACCAAATACTATTTCAGTTGATGTTGGTGCTGATGGTAACAGATTTGAAAATGCTTGGTTCACTGGTAATATTGCTACAGACTCATTAACTGCAAATCTAATTACTGGAAATTTAAAAGGCACTGTAGTTGGTGACGACAGTACAATACTTGTTGATGGTGTTAGTAGTACAATACCAGCAGCAGTGCTAAATGGTACTGCAACTATTGATATTAGAGGTTCAGTATTTGGTGATGATTCTTCCGTGGTAATTGATGGTGCAACAGGCACAGTTACAGGTAAGATTGCACCAAACAGTGCTGCTCCAAGTTCAGAAACAGAAGCAGCAGAAGTTGGCGAAATCAGAGTTGATGACAATTATGTTTATGTCCGAAAGAGTACGGGCTGGGGCAAAATTGCAATTGGCGGTTGGGTATAGGAGCGGATAGATGGCAAAACTTACAGTAAACATTGGAACATCCGCAAACGATAGAACAGGCGATACTCTACGTGGAGCGTTTGAAAAAATTAATTCTAACTTTACAGAATTATATGTTGGCCCACCGCAACTAACACAGACTCAAGTAGATGCACTTACACCAGTGTTAGGTATGATGATTTATAATACAACAACAGGAAAGTTTCAAGGATACGCTGCTGATGCAAATGGTGACAGTACAGCAGGCTGGGCGGATCTACATTAGGAGTGACAAATGGCGATACAATTAATAAACATAGGTAATATTGTAAACGATGGATTAGGTGATGATCTGCGAACAGCATTCCAGAAAGTTAATACAAACTTTTCAACACTTGAAACAGAATTAACAATTACTGCAACCAATACAGGTGCTAACGGTGTTAGTGTGTTTAAAGATAAAGTTGGTGCAAACCTAAACTTTAGAAAACTAGTAGCTGGTACTAAAATTCAACTTGACGAAGGCCCAGAAGCTATCATCGTTGCTAGTACAGCACCAGATGCATTTACAAGAATCGATACAGATAGTGGTAGTATGTTAGCTAATACACACCAACAAATTACTATGGAAGGTACTAGTGCGCCACAATCAGAAAACGGATTCAAAGATATCGAAGTTACCGCTGTAGGCAGCACTATTAAATTTAAAACTATTGTACCGGTAACTGAATACTTAACAACATACGACTTTGGACCTGTTGGAGCTTCAGGGTTTGAAAATGCCATACAATTAGCACTGCAAGGATCTAATATTGATTTTGGTACACTAACGTATGATTCAGGAATCAATTTAGATGTTGGCGGTTTATAAGGAGCAAATTCTAAATGGCAATTACTTGGATAACGCCAGCAGGAGACCTAGGTACTTTCGAAGAAAGAATCACAGTCAACATTCCAATAGAAGCGTCTACTGATACTTCTAATACAATATCATATTCTATAATTGCTGGTGCACTTCCTGTAGGTTGTGTTTTATCTAATGGTGTAATTAAAGGCGCACCTGGAGAAGTTACAAAGCACACAGTCAAGAAATTTGTTATTAGAGCTGATGACAGCACTGGCGGCTGTATGGATAGAACATTTAGTATGGCCATAACTGGATCAGACTTTCCAGAATGGATTACTGAAAGAGGTTATTTAAATGTTGGGCAAGGAGAAGCATACTTTGCACTTGACGATTCCAAGATAGACTTTCAATTACAAGCAACTGATAAAGATCTTACAGCAGGGGAAACACTGAGCTACTATATGGTGCCTAACGGAGGACTTTTACCTCCAGGGTTATCTTTATCCCAAACAGGAAAGATCAGTGGGTTTACGGAGCCTGTGCAGGCTGTAGAGTACAATTCAACTAACACTGGAGCATACGACACACATTCTTTTGATACTGTTCCACTTGATATTGCAAAAAATACATCAACTGGTTTTGATACATATTTTTATGACACACAAAGATTTGACTACGCAGAAGGAAGTCAAATACCTAGAAAGTTAAGCAGAGAATACACATTTAGTATTGCGGTTACCGACGGCATTAATGCTATACATAGAACATTTAAAATTTATGTTGTTACTGAAGAATTTTTAAAAGCAGACAACACATTATTACAAGTTGATACAAATTTATTCCAAGCAGATAACAGCGGAGATAGACAGCCATTATGGATTACAGATCCTTACTTAGGTAGATATAGAGCAAATAACTTTGTAACTATTCCACTAGATGTTTACGATCCACCTACATTATCAGGTACAATAACTTATTTCTTGGTTGCAAATAATCCAGACGGTACTCCAAGTACTATACCACCTGGTCTTACTCTTGACACTGTAACAGGTGACCTTTCTGGTAAAGTTCCGTATCAAGCAGCAGTAACTAAAAACTACCAGTTCACTATGAGAGCTGTAAACTTTCCTGCAAATCTAGCAACAATTAATTACACACTTGTAGGTAGTTGGAGTAGTACTAGAATTTATAATGTTAACGAAGCAATTGTTTATAATGGAATTATTTACATTGCTATCGTACAAAACCAAAACAGATTACCTACTGATACAGACTATTGGGTTCCAGGTGTTTCAACTGTTGAAAGAACATTTAACGTAGACATCATTGGTGAGATTGAGAGTTCAATTGAATGGGTTACACCTTCTGATAGAGGAACAATTAAGCCTAACGAGCCAAGTAACTTGTATGTTGAAGCAAAAAGTTTATTGTATGGTGGTAGAATTTTATACACATTAGAAAGCGGAAAGTTACCTGCAGGCTTAGAATTTTTACCTACAGGACTTATTCAAGGTAAAGTAAAACAATTTGAAGATGAAAAAGGTTTAGGCCTAACTAGATTTTATGAGCAGGATAGTGCTGGAGAAGATTCATCGACTAGATCTAGAGACTTTAGCTTAACATTTGATCAAGAACGAACATCCTTTGATAAAGAGTTTAAATTTACAATTAAAGCACAAGACGGTGCAAACTTTGCCGAAGCCACAAGAGAATTTAAAATTAAAGTAGTTGCTGATAATCAAAAAGTGTTCTCAAACATATATGTTAGAGCATTACAATCAAAAGAGAAAAGATTATCATGGTTTAACTTTATTACTGACTCTACTGTTTTTAAACCAGATGAAATTTATCGTTATGGTGATAAGAACTATGGGGTACAAAGTGAATTAACAGCATTACTATTTGCTGGTATTGAAAGTAAAACAGCACAACTGTTTGTTTCTGCAATGGGCAGGAATCATTACAACAAACGATTTACGTTTGGTAATGTTAAAAAAGCAGTAGCAAAAGATCCAACTACACAATCATCTTTATATGAAGTTATCTATGTTGATCTAATTGACGATCTTGAAAAGAATGGTAAAAGTATATCGCAAGTAGTAGATCTACCTGATAATATTAACAGCAAAATTATTGTTAGTTATGACAGTATTAGCATTGATAGTGATGTTCCTCTAGTAAGTGATTCAGATCATCAAAGAATTTTTCCTAATTCAGTAAATAACATGAGAAAGAGAATACAAACTGTTGGGGAAAGAGACAGAGGGTTTTTACCTCTATGGATGAGAAGTATCCAAGAAACAAGCACTTATGAGCTTGGATTTACCAAAGCACTTGTATTGTGCTATACAAAACCAGGGAAAGCCGACAGTATTATAGCAAGAATCAAGCAAAAAGCGTTTGATTTCAAGTCTATTAACTTTGTTGCAGATCGCTATATCATAGATATAGTTGACGGGCAAATTGAGGATAAATACTTTGTATTCCCGCAACGTGGAGAAAAGAAACCGTGAGTAATATAAATTATTTGAGCATAAACGAAAACTTTCCTGTAGCAGGTGCCGATAACGACACCCAAACATTCAGGGACAATTTCGATACTATTAAAACAAGTTTAAGCACAGCCAAGACTGAAATTACTAGTCTTGAGTCAACTACTGCTAGATTATCTAATCCAGGCGGCGGTGCATATATTAATGACTTCCAACTTAACCAAGTTACAAGAGCTGTTATGGCAAATAACAGAGATAAACTTAACAACTTGGGTACAGTACCACTTGTTGAAGGTACAACAACAGAGATTGATTACCAAACTGGCTCATACTTTATTATTAACGCATCATCAGCTCTTAACTTACAGTTTACAAACTTTGCTGGAGATCCAGCAAACGGTGAAGAAACAGCAGCCCAAAGTGGTGTAAGTAAAGTAACTTTAGAACTTAGAACTTCAGGTGTTGGTGACAGAGCAGTAACATTTACAACTACAGGCGGAACTGTAATTAAGAAAGATAGCGGTTTTCCGGCATCACTTATACTAACTTCTAGCACAGACCCTGTGTTTATTGAAGTTTGGCGCCATAGCCAAGATTTCATATACATGAGGCATTTGGGCTCATTTAGTTAATATGTTTCACCCATTAGAAGAAGATTTATCCGAAATGACTACCTCCGAGGTAGAGCTTAAACTAAGCGAATTGAACAAAAAATATTACCAAGCGAGCCGTTTAGGCAATAATCAACTGTTGACACAACTTCAAACTTTTGTTATAATATATAGAAATGAACTTCGCCAGAGAGCAATACAAGCGAAATTTGATGAACAAGAGAAAGATTTGGATCAACTGATTAATGTGGACTGAAACTAATACTACTGAACAACTTATTAAAGGCATAGTTAAGTATGGCCCGGACATACTTGAGCATTGTGTATGCACTGATGACCTTAGTAAATACAAAAACAAGATAGAAAAAGAGTTTCTTGACTATCCACTTCCAAAAAAATCAATAGATTCTACTAATTGGTTTCTTCCGTACAAATATCAAAACATGGACATTAAGCAACATTTGTTAGCCAGATGTTCAAGTGATGCTGAATTAGACAGGGTAAATATAGAACTAGCAGAGTATGAGAAGCGAAATTTGTTTCCGTTGCTTAAACAGATGGTATATATAATAGATACACTTAGAGAAAAGAATATTGTTTGGGGTGTAGGTAGAGGCAGTAGTGTTGCTAGTTTTGTACTCTATTTAATGGGAGTACACAAGGTAGATAGTATTAAATACAATATACCACTAAACGAATTCTTTAAAGGAGAAATATAATGGCACTAGTAAGAAGTATGAGAGGTAAGGAAGTTGACATGGAGAAACTTAATCTCAAAAATGAAGAACTTCCAGCAGTTGGAAATGCTAAAGTAAATGCACGTGGAGACGAATTAGGTCCAGGTGGAAAGATTATTAGAACAAGAGAAGAAGTTCTATCAGACTATTACAAGCAAAATCCAAGAGCAATCAAAGAAGAAATCGTAAGTAGAAAAAAATAATTTTTAGATAGGACAATCCATGAGAGTAGAATCATTGGTGATTGTCGGCGGTGGAAGTTCAGGGTGGATGTCAGCAGCCGCACTGTCTAAACTATGTCCACACATCGACATAACCATTATTGAATCACCTAACATAAAAACTGTAGGCGTAGGTGAAAGTACACTCGGTCACATTACAAAATTTTTAGATTTGCTAGGTCTTGAAGATAAAGACTGGATGGCAGAGTGTAATGCTACATACAAAAATTCAATCAGGTTTACAAACTTTAGAGAGAACGACGGTACCAGTTTTCAATATCCTTTTAGTTTAGGTTTTGATATGACTGATAAACCAGGCGGAATAGATGCTTGGTCAGAGTTAGCAACTGTATATCCAGATGAATTTACTCCTGATACATTCGCTAAATTTTATGCTACCGCTAACACATATCTTTCTGATATGTGCAAAGGCACAACAAATGCAGATGAAAAATTAAGACATTATAGTTTTAAATGGGATACTGCATATCATGTTGATGCTGCAAAATTAGGACAATA